ATGACAATAGACAGGGATATAAATGGAGCAAGAAATATTTACGTAAAAAGTTTATTATTAAAGACAAACGTAATATGATAAACTTTTTAGGGCAAGTTACATGTCCTCATAAACCTGGTTTGTAATAATTTGTAAAGGAGTGCTTCTTAATACGAATATCATAAAAATAGTCTTTAACAAGACTATATAGAAATAGCAGGTTTTAAGTAACGGAATTTCATATTTAATTAAACCGAGAACACTTAACAATTGTTTAATAATGGCTGAAGATGAATTGAAAACTGTATCAAAACCAATTGACAAAAAAATAATGAACAAATATAATGATATTTATTATTGGCATCAAATGATGGTTGGAATCCTAAATTTTATTATGAAGAATTAATTAATGAAAATATAAAAAATACAATTAAGCTTAATATTACACATTCATTTGTGATTGATAAAAAAGAAATAAAAAGAGTTATAAAAAAATTAAATCAATCATTTGATAAATTATAAATTTGTTAATTAATGGAATAAAAAAATGAATGTAATTTAGACATTTAATTGTGCATATTCTTCTGGAAATTCGTCTTCTAAGATATCACGATAATTATCAATAATATCATTGATGATACTTTTTTCCAAATGACCTTCATTTAACAATTCTTTAATATCGCTAAATAATCGTGATAATAAGTTGATATTGTAATCTTCAACTGCAGATATTAAAGTATTATCAATTTGACTTTCAATAGATACTTCACCATCAATGTCCAAAACAGATAATGTAATTTGTTTACATGTGTTATCTGTATTATTAGTTTCGATTGGTTTATGTAATTGCTCAAGTATTGGATCATGAGTGTCCAATTTTACTTCTTCGTTTAAATGTAGATTTGTAAGAAACGTCCTAATTTCTTCAAATTTAGGACGTTCAAAAATTTCCAACAAAGGATTTGCTTTAATAGCATCGCGAAGACCTGCATTAAGTGCATCAAAGATATTTTCGCCATCGATGTTTATAGGATTTGGATCAGCACCCCAATGTAATAATAATTTAATTGCTTTAGATGATCCGACATATGCGGCGCGCATGACAGGGGTATAACCTCTGTCATATGCGTTTACGATAAAATGTTTTGTTGAGTCGGAGTTTGTTACTATAGGATGATCCATGATTTTTTGCATAATTGATATTTTATCACGTCTAACACAAACAAAGAACAATTGTGCAAGTGCCATGATTTTATCAGTTTGATTAATACCAATTGTAATAGTTTTGTAAATTACATCGTTGTCATCACAACAGCTCAATAAGTTAACGATATAGTTGTAAACTTTTGGATGTATTGTTGTGTTATTGACATCGAGTTTTATCATTTTCATATTTAAAAAGACTGGTGGTTTTTCTTTTTCTTTATCCACTAGTTTTTTTGGTTGCGACTGTTTATCGCTTTTACTGTATTTTGGTCTCCCAGTTACAGTTTTCCATTCATCTCCCGAATACGCAGAAGATTTACCAGTTGTAAATGACGACATGGCTGTATAATATACTTAAATATATGTATATATGATTCATATACTTTATTTTTTTCAATTTTTTTATTATATATCATATTGTAGTTTCTATAATAAAATAATAGTTTATAAATTAATATATTGTAACCGATTTAAGACCTAAATTAAGAAATTTTTCATATTCTGATACAAATATTCCATTTATTATTCTACCACCTGGTGATGCTTCGTTATAATTATCAGAAAAAACTAAATCAATATTGCTACAATTTGGATGATGCTTAATTGAATGTATTAAACATGATATACTATGATTATAATCATACGTGTCAATATGATGACATTTTTTATAATCATACGTGTCAATATGATGACATTTATTAAATTCAAGACGTTTTAATCTTAGAATACCCGATAAATTAGGAATATAAAAATAATAGGGGCGGTATCCTGAGCTTGACCAACGTTGATGACCATAAATTATTAATTCTTCCAAAGTAGAATTAGTAATTTCTTCATCTCCACGAAATATCAATCTTTTGAGTTTATATAATTCCGTCAATTTGGTGTTTAATGTAATACTTGAAACATCTAATATTTCAATATTAGATTTACAATAAACTATTTTTTTCCAATTATATTTACCTATTGCAACATCAACTACATTTATTGGATCAATATTTTCTTCATTTGAATTATTTTGTAATTCATCCAGTCTATTTTGTAATTTATCTAATTTGAATTGTGATTCATTTAAACTATTTTGTAATTTATTATAATCATCATTTTGCACATTAATTTTATTTTGCAATTCATTTAATTGTATATCTTTGTTATTTAATTTTATTTGTAATTGTGTAATTACTTTATTTTTACAATCAGAATTTTGTATTTTTTTGAGTTCAATATTAAATTCAAATCTTATTGTTAGATTATAATAAATTGTTAATATAATATTATCATGTTGTTCTAATAATTTCAATACAATATAATCATCATTATTATTAAACGTTTTTATATTTGGATTTAAGATATCAATTTTAAATTTATCCATAAATTTGAAACATTTGCAGAATACATTAAAAAGATTTTCAATTGTTCTGACATATTCATTAATTATATCATAAGAATATATGTTAGATTCAAAAGTATACCAAGTAATTAAATTAGTTATTTTAACATATATTTGATTTTCAAAAGATGCAACAATAAGTTCATAATTATGGTTAATGAGTTTTATAGACATTGAATTATTATTTGATATGATTTAATGGCATACGAATAATTATTCAATTTTTTGATAAATGGTTAATTTAATTATATGTATAAATTAAGTTAAAATATAAGTTAGATAAAGATATATAATTTAATATTTACTATTATTGTATTATTATGTCACAATCTAACAACAGTGATTCAAGTGGTTCTTCATATTATGATAAAACAAAAGGTGAAGAATTTGCAGGGTTAGTCATAAAAAATAAATATATTATAATTGATAAAATTGGTGTTGGAACATTTTCAGCCGTTTGGTTATCTTATTGTATTACGGATAACGAATTATATGCAATCAAAATTCAACATATTGAAGACTTTTATGATGGGGAAAAAGAAGCAAAATTTTTATCTAAAATTCCAAAACAAAGTACAAATTTACCTAAAATAATAGAATATTTTGAGATTGAAAATCCATTAAAACCAGAATATTTAAATTTGTGTATAGTAATGGATTTATATATTGGATCTGTTGCGAGTTTAATAAAAAGAGGTGGATATGATAATGGATTTAGTGTAGGTATTGCAAATAAGATAACATATGATTTATTATGTGGATTAGAAACATTAAATAATATGGGATATATTCACACTGATATTAAAATGGAAAATATTTTAATCAAAGGTTTGAATCCGGTATTTAAATCATTCAAAGATTTAATAGATGAATCACAAGCAAAAAATATAAATGATTTTTTAAATGAATTAAAAAAAAAGAATCATTTAGACACATTAAATAGTAAAACAAAATTATTTAATGAGAATAAAAAAAAATTTAACAAAGAAAGAAAATCATTTTTCAAAAAAATTTCAAAGATACTAATAAAAGAATTCAAAATAATATGCAATATTTATGTTACTTATCGTGAAGATGTTGATGATATTGATAATGAAAAAACATTATATGAACCAAATTATTATACTAAAACATTTAATTTTACACAACATTATAATTTATTGAATTCAACATATGTATTATCAGATTTTGGAACTATTAAAAAAATATGTGACAAAGATAGAAGAAACGATGAAATCCAAACTAGATATTATAGAGCACCCGAAGTGATATTAGGTTGTACATGGTCAAGTAATGTTGATATATGGTCAGTTGGTTGTGTATATTATGAAATGATAACAGGAAATATATTATTTGATCCAGAAAAGGATGAAGAATATTGTACAGATACACATCATTTATATTGGATACATCAAATAACAGACATTAATGCAAGTGTATATAAGAATGGGAGACGATATAATAAATTTTATGATGATAAAAATAATTTACGAGTTAAACAGGAAATTGAAAAAATATCACATGATGAATTATTTAAAAATGATAACATTGAATTATCAGAAGATTTAAAAAAAAATGTATTTACGATATTAGACAATACCTTATGCGATGTAAATAAAAGAAGTTCCATTAAAGATTTAAAAAAAATATTGGAAACGTATAATATGTATGATAAATCATGTAATAAAATACATGAGATTTAACTAGTGAATAATATATTAAGTTAAAAAAAATGATATTGTTATCTATTATGAATAGATGCTATTTAGGTGCTTGAATTGTAATTAACATGGATAAGCTGGATGATGCAGTACCCATGCAACCACGGACACCACCCAGGTTATAATTATTAGTAAAATTAGGAGAGGAATAACTACATTGCCCATAATGGGATGAATTATTTTCTATATTTTTAAAATATGCATATGCTTGACTAAATGATATATCTGAAGATGAACCAAAACAATGCGAGTTTTGTGAGTTGTTATAATAAGACGACATTTTTATAAATTCGTAGGCTATATGCCTATCTTCATTATATAAAAGACATTAAATAATTTTTTTTTTTCAATTTTTTTATAATTATAAAAAAATTGATTATTTAGTTTACTACAATATATTTATATATGTCAATATATTATAGTATAATGATTATATTTACAGATGGTTCGACTATTAATAATGGAAAAAAAAATGCATTTGGTGGTTTTGCCATATATATACCAAAACAAGGTGAAATTGATTCAATGTCTATTGCATATTCATTAAAATCAACAGATAAAATTAAAGTAACTAATCAAATTTCTGAATTAATTGGGGCAATTGTTGGAATTGAAACTGCTATTGAATTAACAGATGATACTATATATTTATATACTGATTCGAAATATGTAATGGACTGTGCAACTACTTGGTATAAATCATGGATTTCAAATAATTGGAAAAAATCAAATGGTAAATGTGTAGATAATATTTGGTTAGTGTATAGACTAATTCAATTAACAAAAAAATATCCAATTATTTTCAAACATATTAATTCACATATGGAAGAACCAAAAAATAAAAATTCAAATGAATATGATATTTGGTTAGGTAATGATATTGCAGACAAACTTGCACAAAATGCATCAAAAAGTATAATTGAATTAAGAGATGACGTAAAATCATTAAATTGGAATTCACTTGCTGTTTTTTTAATTAATGGTATGAAAGGAGATTGTAAATGTGGCATACCATTCTGTAAAAATATTCTTACTTTTTACAAAAATACATTTAATATTAATGTTGAAACGGATGATCAAGACATCGTAGAAAAAAAACAGGATAATAATGATGATGTTGAATATACTGATAATGATAGCGAAAATAGTAATAATAAAAAACCAAAACGTGTTACAGTTCAAGTGACAAAATATCAAGAAATATAATAAATTTGTATAACATAGATATTTCGATTGTTTGAAAAAAGAATAATCCATTTTATTTTCTCTACAATTATAACAAAAATAAAATAAAACCAAATAATACGTTAGCATTTGATAAAAATATACATCATAAAAATTTATATGATAAAATTAATTTTATTACTTCTGATATGCAATCACCACCTTATATCTTTTTTGAAAAACCAATTAATATTCAGGAAGCAATTATAAATATTTATTGTTCTGATAATATATTATTTTATGATTTATTATTAGAAAAAATTAATGACCTTCTTATAGAAATTGATGAAAATTACAATAAAATTGAATCATCATATATACCATTTTTTTTAAAAAAAAATGGTTTAAATACAAATAAATTTAATTATAACCATTTAGTATCATTGTACAAACAAATATTAGATATTACAAAAATTGAACATAAAAGATATATTTTTACATATAAATCTATTGATAATAAAATAGATTTATATTTGCCTGATAAAAATGATATTTATAATTATTGTAATAATCCACAAAATAAATTAGAAACGGATAGTTCATATAAAAATATTATAAAAAAAAATAAACAGATATTATCAATTGACAAAGTAAATATAATTGACCAAATGATTAACACATTTTATATTATTTACTATAATTTTGAACAACAACAACAAATAATGCCATATTTATTAAAAAGTAGATTAAATGATAGATTAACATTTTATAAAAATATTTTATTGCTTTTGATAGAAATAAAATCACAAAATGATAAAATTATAATTAGTGTTTAATTATTCGTTAAATTTATTTAATTATTAATTATATATCTGATAATGATAAAATCTATACTTAACTACTTCAATTTAAATACAAATAATTCAAATTTTTCGGATGATAGTGTAAATTTAACTTCAGAAATAGAACTAGGAAATAATAATCCACAAAATATATTTAACAGCGAAATATCAAATAATACATCATTTATTTCTAAATATGATAACCAAATATTTTATAAATTATTTGAAATAGATAACCTTACTGTTTCTGCTAATAATAAAAAAATATTACAAAATATTAATTTTATGGTCGATAATACAGACGGTATTATCGCAATGGCAGGATATTCTGGAAGTGGAAAAACAACTTTATTAAATTTTATATATGATGTAGAATCGTTAAATGGTTATAATATTGTATATGATAATCTAACATTCAATAATACAGACATAAAAATAGTTCCTCATGATGCAACTTTTAATTCTTATTTGTTAGTTGACGAAACAATTAATTTATGGTTAAACAAAAATTATAACAATAACGAAATATCAATATTATTAAAAAAATATGGTCTTGGTGATATAAATAATAGATATGTTGGAGATGTTACACACAAGTCATTATCAACTGGACAATTATCAAGATTAACTACTTTAATAAATACAATAAAATATATTGAATTTACACAATCATTTGATCAATTACAATTATTATTTAATGATATCAACCATTTTTGTAATCGGATAAAACATAAAAAAAATATCAAAGAAAAAGAAAAAGAAAAAGAAAAAGAAAAAGAAAAAGAAAAAGAAAAAGAAAAAGAAAAAGAAAAAGAAAAAGAAAAAGAAAAAGAAAAAAGCGATAGCATAAGTAGTATAACAAATATTTCATATGAAAATATAATCACAAATGAAAATTTTGCATCATTTATAAATAAATTAATTATATACAATAATCAATATAAAAATATTAGTATAGATGATATTGAAGATAATGAACAAGAAATATATAATTATATTGAATATCCAATTAATCCCACATTATTATCATTAATAAATATTTTAAATAAAAATGGTCTATTTAATACAATATATAATGAAAACGAAATCTTTAATTATTTACATAATAATCAATTTTGTATTGATAAAAATACTAATCAATACAAATTATGTAATAAATTGATTATCTTAGATGAACCATTGAGTAATATTGATATATCATCTTGTAAATTAATTTTAGATAGATTGTATGATCTAAAAAATAAATGTATCCCGTCAATCTTAACAATACATAATCCTCCAGATGAATCATTTAATAAATTTGATAGATTAGTAATTTTGAATGATGGTAAAATAGAAATTGATATAAGATATAAAAATAATGTGTATAAAGAATTTATAACTCAATATGGAAAATCGAAAGTAATAATAGGTTATTATTTTGATAAAAAAAATGGAATTAAATTATTACATAAATTTATAGATGAACAAAAAAATATTATTATAGTTACAAAATATTTACTTGAGAATAGAGAAATTGTAGATGAAAATACACGTTTGTTATCATTTATGTCAAATTTAAAATTATCATATATAAATAATAATAATGATGATAAAATGATAATTTTATCGAATAATGAAATAATTTGTTTTAATAACTATACTATAACTAGTTATATCAAACGAAATCATGAAAATACAAATTTTAACATATATATGGAACCAAATAATCAATATTTATCATTAAACGATAATAGTGATAATACATTTGAACATGCATTATTAGAAAAAATATTTGAATTAGTTTATCAAAAATATAATTATAATAATTATAGCAATAAACAAACTATGAAAGAAATAATTGATAAAATATTTATTAATTGTAATAATGACATTAGAATTTTTTCAGAATTAATGTATCGATTAAATAAAATAAGGATATTTAATTCATGTGAAATCAATAAAAAATCAATAAAGAAATATATAAATGATAAATATTTTTATTTGATTGTTATTAGTTTATCAAATGATAATAAATATTATAATATAATTGTCGAATATATGAAAAAAATCGATAGTACAATAAAATATAATAAAATAAATTATGATTTTTATTTGAATGATAATAAAATAATTAAACAAATTGACAAATTTTATGATAAAACAGATTTTATTTCAAAAACAAAAAGTTATTACACCATTTGTAAATATATCAAACAAAATTCAATTTATGACAAAAAGTTATTAAATATTTTGAAAAATTATAAAAAATACATACAAAATTATCTTATAAATAAATATACTTTTGAATATTCAGAAATAAATGATATAGTCAATAAAATTGCATATAATATAAATACTATCTCAAAATCACTTGATTTAAATGCAAATAGATCAAATATATCAAATAAACCAAATAAAAAAAATATAACTGATATCGAACCATTTAAAAAATCATGTCAATATTTATATAAAATAAGTTCTATCAAAAAATTTTTTAAAGTAATATCGAAAATAAATTTAATAGATCATCTTAATACATTTGATTTTATATTTAATATTTATATAGAATCATTAGAAATATATTTAGAAAATACATCTAATCAATCATTAGAATCATATTATAAAACATTTAACATTATTGAAAATGTATTTTTGGAACTATTAGAATTATCAGAAGCAATTATAAATGTAGAAACAATTAAACAAAGTCATTTAATTGTTGATGATGAAAATAACATGTATAAATATATATTATCAAAAGAATATGTAAAAATGTTAACAATTGATGAAACTATGAATTTCATGGAAAATGTTATAAATGAAACTTTAAATAATATTTATCGAGAACACAATGAAAAAAATCAAATGTTATATTATAGATATGATTTTGAGTTAGACAATGATATTTATTTAATGTTTGAAAAATATTGTGAAATTGTTGTAAATATACAATTAAATAAAACTAATAATGATGAATTAAGTAAACGTGATATTGTTAAATCTGATTTTAATTTTTATATAAATGGATATCATAATTTATATTTAGATATATTTAATTTATCATATGAAAAAAAAATGGATGGTTTAATTAATGTAAACAATAAAACCGTAATCAAACAAAAAAAACCAACCAATGATATTACTTTGGTGAATAAAATAATAAATGGTTTTTATAATGCATTTGTGATGTTATATCGAGATATAAATTTAAGTAAAGCATCAATTATATATACTTTTTTGTGTATATCATTATATTTATTATTTTTTTATGGAACTGATTTTGGTATTAATAGTTTACAAGGTTATACAATTATGATGAACATTATTAGTATTACTGTCGTAAAATTAAATGCAATCACTATGTTATTTATGTATAAATATCGTGATAGTTATAAATTTGTAGTTTTTTCAGACAGTTCGAATGTAATGTCTCATTTTATTTTTAATTTTATGTATTTTACAGTGTATACGATTATATCAATTGTATATACTGGTTTAATGTTATTAGTGACATGTAATTTACATCCAAATAATATAAAAATGTTTTGGGATATTTTTATATATATATCGTTAGCAAAAATATTAGAATCTTATTTATTTGGTGCGATGTCATATGCACTAGGAGATAATTTAACTTTTATAAATATTTTGTATAATTTTTTTAACATGTTTATAACCTTAAACACAGGTATGTATGGTGTTAATACAAATCAATTAAAATATATTTCCATATATTATTACATTTTTAATATATTAAGTGTTAAAGCACAACAAATATATAATTATCCAATGATTTATGATGATAATCATAAATTAATTCCTGTTTTTGGTATATATGGATATAATAATTTAACGAAAAATGGAATAAATGAATATACATTATACATAATATTGTTTAATTTTTTATGGATATTGATATACGGTATTGGATTTAAAAAATCTCATTCGATATTTTTGTCATAATCAATTTATTGATATCATCAAAACAACTATATTTATCATTGTTTTGAATTGAAATTAAAAAAGCTTCCGAATCAAAATCAATACCAAGTAAGATTGCCATATTTTTGTAAGTATTTTTGATATAATTTATTAGATCGTGATATTGTTTTATATTATCTGTATTTTCACGTAATTGTCTATATTTAACATATATTTCATTATTAAACTTATACATTACGTTTTTTAAATATACTTTAATTTGATTTGACAAATTTATTTTTGAGGTTATAATTGTATCAATAATTATTTCTATATTTTTGTCCAAATGATAACAACATATATTTATAATCTTATATTTTCCATTTTCAAATACAATATTTGGTTGATTATAAATATTATCTAAATTTGGAAAACATGATAACTCAAAATGACCATAAGTAATATCTAATAAAATATTAGATAGAAATTTTTGTCTCGTCTCTGTATTATCATAATAATTATCGAACAGTTGTTGTTGTAAATTAAACATATTGTAACCTGAAAAATTATACCCTAACAATAATCCATTTTGATTTAATATTGTATCTGTTATTTTTCTCAAAAATAAAAATTCTTGTATAGGATCAAATTGTTCCTTTATACATAAAAATTCATATTTATCAATTCTGTAAATTTTTATTGTATCTATCCAGTATGTGTTAAATTCTAAACCACTTTCAACAATAAATGATAACTGATCTTCCAAACATGGGTCTATTATTATTATTCTTGTGTTTAATCCATAATTTGAGATGAAGTTTGGTAATTGTTGATCTTTGTTCATTGCGGAACCAATTGATAAATATGTTAATTGAATATCATTATTATTAATATGATTTAATATTAGTTTTTTAATATGATTGGTAAGTACCATATATATATTATTATCTTTTTATAAATAAAACAGAGAAATTAGATACTTATAAATTAAATATTTCAATTATTTGCTAGTTATTATATATAATTTGCATGTTATTTTAATAAGAAATAAAATGGTTTTTTATAAAAAATGATTTTATTTTATACATTATAAATTTAATTGATTATTATTATTTATTCTAAGTAATTATTAAATATGAATACTAATGAAGAAAAAGTTATGTTGTATATAGTAAAAAATTGTATTAATAAATATGACTTTTTAAATAAAAATATAACAAAATTAATTGATAATACTATATCTAACTTTGATTTTTTGAATTTTATGTATCATTTTAATCTCATAAATATTACACATATTATATTCAGAAAATATCAAAATATATCAGATTGTATTGATTTTGAATTAACAAATTATAATATGAATAAATATATATATGACGCAATTGATATTATTATAAAATTTATTTGCGTCGACAATAAAATTAATTATACAAATAATTTAAATGATAATATCATCAATTTAATTAATGAAATCAAAGATGAAAATAAATTATATAAATTATTAGTTTTATCAAATACATTAGATGTTATAAAAAAATACTATAAAGAAAATAAAGAAAATAAAGAAAATAAAGAAAATAAAGAAAATAAATTTGATATGTCAAATTTTATTAATGATGCGATTATAATTTCAAATAATATAATAGATGATAATAAATTTATAATTGAATTAGAACATTTTAAAAAAAACAAATGTGAGACAGAACAAGATAATATTTTATTAAAATTCTATAAGATATATTATGTGTTTACAATTTTAATGTGTTATTATATTGAAAAAAATATGTTAGACACTTCATTTATATTATATCAATTATCGATAACATTCAATTATATAATTAATAGTTCAGAATTATCAGATAACTTGATTGATATTATGATTAATTATGTAAAATGTGTTAAAATTGCAAAAGAATGTATGGTTTATAAACAAGGTTATGATAAAATTGATGATTTAATTGAATTAAATATTGTTACTGAAATTGACTATAAAATGTTTTTTTTATTAACCAAAGAATATTTACAATTAATTGCCAATCAATAAATCTTCATTATCAATACTTTCTAAACTTTCTTGTATATAATTAATTGTTGGGTCATAATTTGTTAATTTATGGATTTCTTTGCCTATTTCAATATTTTCTAATTTTTTTATTTGTTTATCATTTTGAAGTTTTTCTACAATATAATTAATTAATTTGTATATTATTTTAGATCCTGCACCTACTACATTACCAACACCTGGAATTAAAGTTAAACAAGAATAAAATGCTAAAACAAAATCACCTCTCATTGCATTTGATATCATAGAAAATATTTGAAAAGGTGCAATTATTTCTGGTTGGAATATATTATTAGTTGGAACAATTGAGATAAAATCTATTATAATATCTAATATATTTAAAATTTTTGTATATAAACTATCATATTCTCCGTAAAAAAAACCTCCTTTTAATTCTAATTTATCACCAATCTGATTAAATAAATTTAATATATTATGATGATATTTTATCAACAATAATAAAATATCAATAGTTTGATTTAGATGTATAGTTTTATAATAATAATTAAATAGTTTAGTTAATTCAATATGAAAAAAATACAAAAAATTGATTGTAGATTGGTTGCTATTTTTATATAAAAAAATATTATTATAATATAGTATTAGTATTTTGGTAGTAATATGAATAAATGTATTATAATGATGATCCATATTATTATTATTATTATACAAATATTGAAAATTTAATTATATATTTAAATGATTTAAATATATTTTCAATAATAATCATTATAAGTATGTTCAATAGCACAAACAAGAATTCATTAAAACTTATTGATACATTATATAAATCGGATAAAACACAAGACATCATTAAGTTGGTATCAAATATATCTGATAATGATGAATTTGAAATAAGTATTAATCAAAAACAAGGTATTAATGTGTCAGAATATATTGAACTTGTATCGTACTATATATTACGTCATTCATCTGATAATTTTAAATTATCAAAAGAAGTATCTTTGGACATTGCATATAATTATGACAACGGGATGAATACTTATAGAATTACTATAATTGGTGAAGACAGAATCAATCGTCTAATGAGTAGTATCAGTGAAAGGAAGAATCATACTATTTTTTCAATTATTACAAATAATATTACAAATCAAAAAGAAAATGAATCTGAACATATATTTATTACTGAAAAAATTAAATCAAAAGAAAATATAATTGATTTGATTGAATTTGATTTACGTTTTAGATTATCAAAAGAATTACCATTAAATAAAGTTAAATTAGATAATTTAAAAAATTTATCTGAAACAGAAAGAAATAAAATATCATTTCGTTATAAAAATAGATTGTCATATATAGTTCCATTAAATAATGATTTTCAAATTAGAATAGATTTAACAGATGTTAAACATAATAATAGATTTAATAAAATTGACATGAGTCCAACTATATATGAACTTGAATTTGAAATTATTAAATTAACGAATAAAAAGATGACAACTCAAATTGGAACTTCAATATATGAAGCTTTATTAATAGAAATTTATCGAGTGCATCAAGTCTTACACAAAAGTGAGACAATTGTAACAACAAATGATGCAAATAATGTATTATCTATAATTAGGAAATTGTTATATAATAATTCAAATGACAATAAAAAAGATTTACCAATTATGCCATCAGTATCATTAGAAAATCAACATGTTGCAAGTCAATTAACTACAAATTATGCGGTTGATGATAAAGCAGATGGAGAACGATATTTTATGTTAATTAGTAATGGTAAAATATTTTTATTTTCAAATAATTTAGAGATCAAGGAGATTTCGAATAGTGGATATAATTTAAACCAGTATGACAATACTATAATAGATGGTGAATATGTATTTCTCCATGAGAAAAATAAATTTTTATTTTTGTGTTTTGACATATTAGTTTATTGTGGGCAAGATATTCGTGATGAAACAAAATTAGAAGATAGATTAAATAAATTAAATGATGTTTTAAAAAATGGTTTTGGATCAAATTACACAACTACAAAATATAATGGTAGTGGAAATTTACAAGAAATATTAAAACAATACAAAAATCAAATTCAAATAATGTTTGATGTTATGAATAAAAAATTAAACGAGGGTATGAATGTTATTACTGGTAAGTTATTTTTTATACCTTTGGGTTTATATCCCGCAGAAGTTTATGCATATGCTGAAATGGTATGGAATTTATACACCAAAGACAGATCTATTAATTGTCCATATATATTAGATGGTTTGATGTTTACACCATTAACACAAAAATACACTAGAAATCCAAGAGAAATTAAATTTCCAATTTATAAATGGAAACCCAATGAACACAATTCAATAGATTTTTATGTTAAATATGAAAAAAATCCTGAAACATTACAACTATTAAATGTTTATGATAATTCTACTGGTCGTGATTTAGCTGAAGTTTATGAAAATAGAAATATTGACAAAGAAAATGATGTATTAGACGATGTTGCAAATTATAAAGTTGGTAATAAAATTTATCGTATTATGAATTTATATGTTGGATCCAGTAAAACTGGAGTTGAACAACCGGTTTTATTTGACAAAGATAATGGTCTATATTTAGCATATTTATATTTACAAGATGGTGAAGTTCGAGATAAACAAGGTAATATAATTCAAGATGAAACTGTTGTTGAATTTGCATATAACAACAATCCTACAATTGAACATCCATATAGATGGGTACCATTAAGAACCAGATTTGATAAAACGGAATCAGTTAATAAGTATCAAAGAAAATATGGTAATAATGAAATAATTGCGAATAAAGTATGGAGATCAATTTTATCTCCATTTACATTTAATGATATTAAAATGTTAGCAAATGAAGAAACCCATGATAGTTATATGAAAAATGAAATTCGTTCTAGAGTTACTAAAGAAGATATTATTAAAGAAAGAAGTGATAATATTTATTATCAATTACAAACTAATTTATCAAAAGCACAAAGATATTTTCACAATTTTATTAAAACAAATTTGGTACAAAATACTTGTTCTAAAAAAGTTTTATTAAATGGTAAAATTAAACAACTTAAAATTTTAGATACTGGTATTGGTAGAGGTGGTGATTTAATGAGATTTTATAATGCTCGTGTTAAATCATTAGTTGGAGTAGATATAGTTTCTGATAATATTTTTTCAGCAACTGATGGTGCCATTTCACGATTTCAAACATTTAAACGTAAATTTCCAAATTTCACGAAATGTAATTTTGTGGTAGCAGATGCAGGAATACCACTAAATTTAGAAAGTCAAGAAAAAGTATTAGGAATTGTTTCTGATCAAAACAAACAATTAATTAGGGATATTTTCGGAAAGGATATCAAAGATAAAAAACATGAAAAATTTGATGTTTTAAATTGTCAGATGCAAATTCACTATTTCTTTGAAAATGATACAAAATTTATTGGATTGTGTGAAAATATTAATAAATATTTAGAAAAAGATGGATATATGTTAATTACCACAAATGATGCTAAAATTCAACATCAAATGTTTGGACAAAATAATAACATAATTCAATATTACACTGATAATGGTAAAAAAAAAGTATTGTTTGAATATAAAAAATTATATAGTGGCGATAATTTGAAAAAAACAGGTCTATCTGTTGATTACTATAATGCTGGTTTTATGTTAGAAGGTCAATATTGGAGAGAATATTTAGTTGATCCTGATTATTTAATTGAACAATTCAAAGATAAATGTGGATTAAAATTAGTTGATACGGATACTTTTGAAAATCAATTTTATATTACTAAACATTTTATTGAAAATATTGCTCCATATGAGGCTGATGAAAGAACAAAAAAACAATTTATGCAAATAGCAGAATATTATAATATGGATGATGAAATGAACAAAAGTGGATTTGAAATGACACGAATGTTAAGATATTATGTATTTCAAAAAGTATAAAATAAAACGCACATTTAATTTATTATATTTTAACTAAATGACATAATAATAATTTACCATATATTAATCATCTATTAGTTTTCAATTTCTTAACGCATTCGTATTGTTTAAAAATGTAATCCAATGTTATTTTTAATATATTATAATCTATTATAATATATTAAAATAGTCAATAGTCAAAATATGTTTTCTAATGATGATTTATCTAACGCTGATTTAAGTTATGCTAATTTAACTAATGTCAATTTGAACAATTTTAATTTAACCAATGCAAATTTAAACAACGCTAATTTAAGTTATGCCAAATTAACTAATGCCAATTTAAACACTGCTAATTTAACGAATGCTAATTTAACTGGCGCTAATTTAACCAATGCTGATTTAAGTTGTGCTGATTTAACGAATACTAATTTAACCAATGCAAATTTAAGTGGTGATGATTTAACTTATGCTAATATATGTAAAGCCATATATAATGGTCATGTTAAATGCAAATGCGTTACTTGCAACAAAAAAAATTATACAATTCCTGATAATGATCATACATTAATAATTATATTTTTAATTTTTATGACAGTCGTATATTTGTATAATATTAATACCAATTAAACATCTGTTATGATCTCAAATAAAAAATAAATTTATTATTATTACATAATAAATGCGTTGTTTTTTCGCAACAATATATAATATACACAATATGCATATTATATAATGAATTAATTTATTGTTTTGCTTGTTTCACACGTAAATATTCAAATTTATTACCGTATTCAGAATCACTATATTTTTTCAATCCAATATATATATCTGTAATTGCATTTTTATAATTTGCAAATACAATTAATTTAGGTTCATCAATAATACTAGCTAATAATTGATAAAATGATACATTTTTAATATCATTTAATTTACCTTCTTTTATACGTTTCAATACAGTATTAATCATATATATTTGTTTTTTTGATACTTTGTCACTTGTTTTAATTTGTTTTGGAACATAACCTCTTTTATATAATTCATATGCTCCTAAAGTTAATAATCGTGGTTGTGTATTTAATAAATAATTTGCTAACTGATATTCCATAGATACTATAAATATATAAAATATTATTTTTTTATGGATTTATATATTTATTTATAATTCTTCATCTGACAAATTATTTAGATCACCTACGTCAATTTCTAATTCTTGTTTTGTTTGATCACGTTCTGTTTGTGTTATTGGTACGCCAAGTAAAACACTAACTTGATTAGCGTCTAATGATGCTCCTAGAACAAAATCAATACCATTAATTCTTATTGTTTTTTTGGCTAATCTTGCTTTTTCTTGCTCTTCTAATTTTGCTTTTTCTTGCTCTTCTAATTTTGCTTTTTCTTGCTCTTGCTCTTCTCTGGCTAATTTTTCTTCAGCTTCTTTTTTGGCTAATCTTGTTTTTTCTTGCTCTTGCTCTTTGGCTAATTTTTCTTTTAATCTTTCTCCTGTCTCTCTTTTTTTCCCTGATCCATCTAATGAAAAATCAGGTGTTGGTGTTGATTGTCCAGATGTTGGTGGTAATTGTCTAGATGTTGGTGTTGATTGTCCAGATGTTGGTGTTGATTGTCCAGATGTTGGTATTGATTGTCCAGATGTTGGTATTGATTGTCCAGATGTTGGTGATGGTCCTCCAAATGTTAATTCATTACCTGGTATTATTATTTGGGGCGGAGTATCAACTCCGCTCCCAATCATTTTTAAAATTTTATCATTTAACATTTTTATTTCATCAAATTCATTTAATAATAATGCTTCTTGATACATTCCACCTAATTGTTCATTTAATAATCTATTTTCATTTCCAACTACTTGAGATTTTAAAAAGTCAACATATATATTTGATTTTTCTTTACGATTTAATAATTTTAGGATGGTTAACATAGGTTTTGTACATTTGCTCATTTTTTGCATTAATGCAAAATTAAAATCAAAATCACATGTATTTAAATAATGTTCACAAACAATTTGACATAATTTCATAACTTTTTTAGAACATACTTTCTTTTGACAACATGCAACAATCATACAAAATAGAGTATCTACAAAAAGATTGCTAACAAATACTTTAAGGTTTGGTTCATCAGGTACGAAAGGACCGCACATAATAAAAACATCTAATACATTTGATAACATTTTTGAAGATATTTTTTCATTATCTGATTCAAGTACTATATTATATACTTCAAAAACAATATCACTAGTTGGAATTTTACCACCATATTGTGTTAATTTTTGTAAATATATATCAGGAACCATAATATCAGTGTTACCCATTGCATAAGTTTTAATACTTTCTAACGATTTAATAACATATTTATCAAGCTTATATGACATATATATAAATATAATATAATATAATATTTTATTTATTATTTTATTAAAAAAATTGAATATTGCATCTATTATAATACATATTATATATAATATTTATTTTTAGAATACTATGCAAACAATAAATTCCGTTAATGTTCTCGAATTATCTAAATATACACTAGATCCATTAACTATCATTCGTGGCAACGATAATTTTGGTAAAATATTCAAAATTAATGATTTTCAGTATTCTGGTGAATTAGATGAAAATGATTTACCGCATGGTCAAGGTACAATAGAATATATTGGCCATTCAAAAATTAAATCATATTTTGGAAATTTTTGTCATGGTGAAAAAAATGGCACTGGTACTGAAATTTATAATAATGATAATGTTTATCATGGTGAATTTATGAATGGATTAAAAAATGGTTCTGGTAAATTATATAATACAAATGGTCTGTTAAAATATGGTGGTATGTGGCTAAATGACAGTATTGAAATTATTGGTTATGAATATAAAAATAATAAAAAAATATATTATGGATGTATCAAAGATAATAATTATCATGGATATGGAATTGAATATCAAGATGATCGTATTATTAGAATTGGTCATTATGAGAATGGACGAGTAATTAAGGCGATAAATTTTCATAAAAATAACCAAATAACAATTATCAAAGAGATACAAACAGAACATGAAAATATTGTTAAAACAATGATAGATGATTTGTATAGTCGTTTAAATATTACAATTGACGAAATTAAAGCATTTGACAAATATATGCTTTTTGGGAAAGTTGAAAATGTAACTCAACGAAATATGATGAATATAATTTCTTATGTTGGATCAATTGAGATTAATTTAGATGATGGAACTGTTAAACGTTTAGTTGGAAAATATTATGCCAATAATAATAATAAACATGTGTTAGAAGGTGAATTCGAAACACAATGTATAAATAATATGAATATTGAATGTTTTGTATTTGGGACAATTATAACAACTAAAAAAAGCAATCATCATATTCCAATTGCAACAGGAAAATTCAAAGAGTTTGATATTAATTATCATTCAATAGATTATGATTACATTGGGAAAAGACTTGAACTAGGAAAATTATATAATATGAATCACCGTATTTTTAAATATTGGACTAATACTAATAAAGTGTATTTTGATGGTACATTTGCAAATGGTCGACCTGTATCCGGAAAATTATATAAATATAACAATTATAATAATAATAATATAGATGATGAATTATTGTATGATGGAATATTTGAATCAAATACAGAACTAAGTATTGGAATTTTCTCAAAATTTAAAGAAGGACAATTATATATTGAGAATAAGTTAAATTATGAAGGTCAACTTTCAAATGGTGACAAACATGGCAAAGGATGTTCATTTTATCAAGATGGAACTATTGAATATATTGGATCATTTTCAAATGGACATAAACATGGTCAAGGAATGTTATTTGATAGTATAGGTAATTTAATAGCAGAAGGACAATTTAACCAAGATGAGATTCAAGAATAAATAGTGTATTATTAATTATTTTATTCAATAAGAAAAATTTGATTTTATTAAATGATAAGATAAGTAATTTAAAATTTTATAATATAAGTAATATATAATGTCTGTGAACAATACGGTTGATACACACCTTAAAGTTTTTCCAATCCCTGAATTATCAAATAACAATATTTTATCATCTAAATTAGAGTTCAGTTTATCAGAATATCCTGCAAGACAATTATTTAGTACTGGATTTAATTATTTCATACATCAATCATATGTTTTATTTGATGAATTAATAAAAGAACAAGGTACTAAACAATTTTATTGGGTTGTTAATAATTTTGAAATATATTTAACAGATCAAGAAAAAAAATATGAATTAATAGATACAGTCAAAGAACATTTAAATATAGATAATATTTCTGTTTTAGAAAATTCATTATTTTTTCAAATATGGGAGATAAATATAATATTTAATTTTATTGAAAAGAACACAAAAATCAATTTGATAACAAATAAAAATGAAATCATTAGAAATTCAATTAATAAATATGTTGAAAGAACAAATATTTTGAATAAAACAAAAAATACAGTAACATATACAAATAAAAATGCAGAATTAGCTATATTATTATTAGATGAACCCAAATCATTGACTGAAATAGAATCAAATTATTTTAGACCATTAATAAAAAATACATATGATACATTATTAAATTTAAATGACAATGGTAATTTAATAGTAGAATTAGATGATTTATATACATTACCTACAATTAAATATATTTGTTTAATGAAATCATTATTTAGACAAGTATATATACATAAACCATATTATTCTAGATCAGTATATTCACAAAAATATTTGATATGTAAAGATTTTTCGGCAAAAGATTACAAAAAAATAGTTAAAAAGTTAGAACCATTAATTAATTTAGATGTAAATACAAATTTGTATGTGACTGATTTTATATTAGATTTTGAAATTCCAAATTCTATATTAACAGTTATGACCTATATAAATATTTATTTAGGTGGAATTCAACATTGTGAAAAAAATAAAATAATTAAATACATTAAATCAGAAGATTATTTTGGTGATAAGTACAAAGAATATTTTGATGCACAAATGTTGGCAACTGAATTTTATTTAGCATCATTTTTTCCGATTGATAAAAATGATTATGTTGCAAATTCTAAAAAAATTGCAGAAGATATACAAGAAAATTCACAGCGTTTACAAAAATATAATATAACAAAACAATTAATATTATAATAAAAATCTTGAAAATGCAAAAAAATATTATTACTTACATTATATAACCAAAAGAATTAAGAAATTAGATGTTAAACAGTGGTAATATAAATAAAAATATATTTAAAAATAAATGGTAAAATTTAATATTTTAGCCCAAAAAACACAATATTAAATTGATGCTCTCGAATTATCAGTCTTTAAATTTTTACAAATAAATAAAATTAATTTAATGGTCTATAAGAATTATGATATGTGGTATGTTTTTTAAAAATATACACTTTTTGAACAAAAATACAAA